TTAAAGATCAAATAGAAAATCTTTTTAGTCCTAGTAATATAAATAACAAAAAACAAGACTTTGTAGGAATGCTGATAAAAAGAGTAGATAATATTACTATCTCGTTATCTTCAGATGAAGAAGAAGTTAATAAAATTAAAAATGCAGAACGTGAAGTCTATTTAAAGATTATTATGTCTTTAGAAGAAAAATTTGATTTCGATTTTTCTGAAATATCATTAATGAATATGGAAAACTTACAAACTTCAGATCTTCAGTTCTATGCTCATTGTATTTACAGATTTTTAGTAATAGACATTAACGATAAAATTTCAGATTTCTTCGCTAACTTTATTTTCAATAATAAGAAACAGATATCCCAAGCATTCAAACCTTTAATGAAGGATAAGAAGATTTTAGGAATGTCTTCTTTAAGAGCATTCATTAAAGAACCTGCCGATATGATCGTTCTTTATTATTTAGAAGAAATTATCTTAGATATCATTGATTCATCAATTAAGTTTGATGATTTCATTTATAATATTGAAATGGAAGAGGAATCTGAGACTTCTAATTCAATTATGAAAGAAATTATTGATGGAGATAATCATATTCTAACAACTAGAATTCTTGAACATATTAAGAAAGATAGAAATATTGATTATTATTTAAGTAAAATTAAAATGCAATTAATTCCTTTATTACCTAAGAAACAAGACTTTTAAATAAAATTATCAAATTAAAATGGAGAATTTGAAATGGTGGAAACTGAAGAGAAAGTAAATGAGCAGCAGCTTGAAAGTTCTGAAGCAAATATTGAAAAAGCTCTTGAAGAATTAGAGATCTTAGAACAAGACGAACGTGATAAGACTAAAGAAATTCTTAAAGAAAAACAGCGAATTATGGCTGAGAATGACTTTAATAAGAATGTAGCTAGTGAAGAGAATATTCTTAAAATTGATAATGACATTCTAGAGCTTAAGAAGAAAAAAGGTAATTTTGAAAAAATTAAGAAACTTAGTAGCGTTAAACGTCAGCTTATCGACATTAATTCCTTTCAATCTATGCGTAAAGAAAAATATAGAGAGTTGTATATTTTAAATAATAAAGCAACTAGTAATTCTATGAAAAATCATAGAGCAATGACTTTAAAACAAGTTTCTGATAAACTTAATAAAACTAAAAAATATCGTTTTCTTCACCCTAAAAATATTCTTCCTATCCTTTACTCTCGAATGCCTGAAGGACGTCGTCATTATGCGTTAATCTTTACTGACTGCTTTTTCGAATTTATTATGAGTAACAAGATCAGGAATAACGCAATCTTCATTACACAAACTATTAATAATATTTATAAATTGAAGCATGAAGATTATGACTATGAGTTTGTAGATACTATTATTAAATATGTGGAAGAAGAAATTATACGAGAGTAATAATTTATGTCATATAATTTTCTAAAAAAAGTAAAAGATCAAGTAATGGTAGATTGTCATGAATTAGAAGTATTAATTCCTGATATCTACTTTACCGATGGTATAGCTGAACTATTAGCTGATAAATTAAAAACTATTGGCATATTTAAATTTAGAATGAAGACTTCTGAATCGGCTAAGTTTAAATATTTTATCTTCAATAATCCTAATTCAATCTATATGAAATTTCAAGAATCTTATAATTCTACCGAAACTATAAAAGGTGTAGAAGATAAATATAAGGTCTTCAAGTTTTTAAAGGATGATGTTTTTATTGATAATGTTAACTTTGTACCATCACCTAAAAACATTGAAGCTTTTGTTAAACTACTACATTCTGGAAAACTTCCTAAGATATCATATGAGAATATATATCATCAATATATGGAAGTTCAACGAATGAATAATACTTACTTAGGTGTTCCCTCATCAACTATTGAAGGCATTATATCTGAGTTAGCTAGATTTGATAGAGATAAATCTGTTCCATTTAGATTAGCTTTAAAAAATGCTTCTGTAAAAGATAGTGATTATACACTAATAAACCTTAAACTATTGCCTCAGAATATAAGTACTTTTAGTGGTATATCTTTTGAGAATATAAATAGCGCTATTGCTAGCGGTGTGGACAGAACTAGGCATAATGGTAAAGAACCAAAAACTTCTATGGAAGAGACGGTTTTTTATTAAATATTGATATAATACTCCCCTATACGACTTTATGTTGTATAGGGGGATTGTTATTATGAAATATATGCAAAAGTATTGTTTTAATGATTGTATTTTTAACAATTAATTGAGTGATATAAAACGTACTATTTTTACCAATAACTATTTATTAAAAAGGACAAAAGACTATGGCTGAATTGTTTTTACATCCGTCTATTACTTCGCGTATATCGGATGAAAGTCAAATATTTCAGACAGCTCAAGGTCTTACCATGCTTTTTGCTCCTTTATTCTGTGAACGAGGTCAAGATGGCGTACTTGTACGCAATAATGGCGTTTCAGAGTATTTGGAAAAGCACGGAGAACCAGATAGCGTTGAATACGGTCAAATGCCGTTCAATGTTATTCAATGGGTGAAAGCAGGAGGAGAAGCTGTTACAATGCGTCTTCTTCCTGATGATGCTACATTTGCCCATTCGGTGATTGACATTCAAACTAAAGACACTGTTGTTAAAGTTTGGAAAGAGCTTGTTGAAGGAACCTTGATCGACGTTGAACGTAAGCTTGATACTGCAACTGGAGAATATGTTTTCGTTCTTCCTAGTGATGGCACAGTTCTTACAACTGAGGCTGAACTTGTTGCAGCACCTAACGTCTCTCAAGAAGAAGAAACTCGTGTTATTGTTCGTCCAAAGACACGTGAAATTGTAACTGGTGCAACTACAGTAAGTGCTATTGAAGCAGCTGTTGATGCTCTGAATGGTGATATTAAAGAAGATGGTTTTACACATAATCCTTTGGGATATTTTTATCCTATCGGTCGTGGTCATCACTTCTATAATGATCTCCAATTTCGTTTTTCTATTAATGATGTATATGATGATACATATGACTTTAAAGTATATAGCGTAGAGCTTTATGAAAAAGGAACTACTGGTTCCCTTACTTTGCTTGAAGGTCCGTTTAATGTATCTCTAGATTCTACAGCTAAAGACACAAGTGGTGAAAGCATGTTCATCACCGATGTTCTAGAAAAATATGCTACTGAAATTCGTTTTGTAATGAATGAAGATGTTTTTGAAGAACTTGGTGAAACTTTGAATCCTGAAGTTGATCCAGCTATTCAAGACTTTCTATTCTTATCTGGTCGTACTATTAACTCTGAAGACGTTCAATATCATACAAAGAATATTCCTTCTACTTCTATTACTATAATTAGTGAAGATGTTAGCGCTGGTAGTTCTTATGTATTTGTTGATGCTCCAGAAGATATCTATCCTAGTGCTAGTATTCTTCTTAATGGGGTAGAGCGCGTTGTAGTTTCAGATGTTGATGTTACAACTGGTAAACTTTCTTTAGAATCTGCACTTGTAAATTCTTATGAAGTAGGTCAAGTAATTGCTCAAGAACCTCTACCTGAATATCGTCAAAGCGGCGTTAGTACTATTGTTGATTCTATTCTAGAAGTAACTGATGCTGGCACAGAGCAAAGTCCTAAGTTTTTCATAGGTAAAGCTGTAGCTATCGATAGTGTTGGTGTTGAAACTATTGTATCTATTATTGATGTTGACGTTGAAGCAGATGTAGTCACATTAGCAGATGCAGTCCCAGCAGATAGTGTGGTTCTTCGTCAATATAGCGGTATTCTTATTGATGGGTCTGAAGATATCAACTTTGATGAGAATGTAGTTCTTACTGGTGGATCTGAAGGTTCTTTGAATGAAGCTGGTGTTCGTGATAAACTTCTAGTTGAAGCTTATACAGGTATTACTAACGAAGATATTTTATTAAAGCGTGAATGGCCTTTCGATATCATTCTAGATGCTAACTACAGTTCTACTGTTAAGAAAGCTTGTAATGAGCTTGCATCTGTTATTCGTCAGGACTTGATGTTTAATGCTGACTTAGGCTTTACCGCTAATCCAGAACAAGCTATTACTTATCGTAAAGAGCTTGGATTCAGTAACTTCTATACTGCTGTATGGTCTCAGGATAACACTATCCAAGACATTTATGGTGGTCGTGAGATGAAAGTAACTCCTACTTATCATCTTGCAGGGAAAATTCCTTCTGTAGATATCGCTAAAGGTATTCATTACCCATTTGTAGGGCCACGTCGCGGTGTAATTACTGCTGACAATCTTGCATGGAATCCTAATGATGCTTGGCAGGAACGTTTATATCGTGCTCAAGTTAACTATATTAAGCGTGATACTAAACGCACTATGCTTTTCTCTCAATTAACCTCTCAAACAGTTAATTCTGCACTATCTGATATCTCGCATGTACGTACTCTTCTTAGACTACAGCGTGAAGTAGAAATCTTGATGGAAGATTATCAATTTGAATTCATTACTAAGAATACTCTTACTACTATGAATTATAATCTTGATAATTATCTCGCAGATTGGCGCAATTCAGAGGCATTTGAGTCTATCAAAGGCACAGTATATGCGTCAGATTATGATAAGAAACAAAAACTAGTTCGTGTACGCATCGAAATGGTATTTACTTCTATTCTAGAACGCGTCGTTATCACACTAGCTGTTAAATAAGGAGTGCTATTATGTCCATTGTAAAACCTGGGGCTGGTATGAATAGCGGTTCTGATGCTGTTTTTAACGCTGGCTCTTCTTCAGAAGATAACTTCTTTACTGGTGGGTTCAACCATAATGCGCAGTACTTTGATCCTTTGGTCACTGGTCATGCTTTTATCGTTTGGACTCGTTTCCCTGAATGGGTTCTCAAAGAGTACCCTAATATTAAATCTCTAACCCAAAAGAACTTTTTAGCTCTTGATGGTATTGTTGATATTGAATTAGCTACCCAAGGAATTACTGAAGGTTTCTCTGCTAATGAATATCACATTGCTCAAGGAATTGCAGCAAAACCATCTTCATTTAATTTGAAGCACCTTGAGTATTCTGGTAGCCCAATTAAAAATGCTTACCAACATTGGGTGACAGGTATTCGCGATCCACGTACTGGTATTGCTACGTACCCTAAACAATACGGTTTAGATTATCGTGCAAAAAATCATACCGCTGAACTAATGTATATCGTAGTCCGTCCTGATGCGAACAACATTGAAAAGAATATCATTGAATTTGCTGCATACTTTACTTCAGTATTCCCTAAGAAGATTGCATTAGGTCATTTTAACTATGCTAAATCTACTCAGAATGCTAATAATGAAATTGATATGCCTTTCGCAGGTCAACTTCATATCTCTCCAAAAGTTGATGAAGCTGCCGTTGCTCTTCTTAAGAGTGGTGCTATTGGATTTAATTTTGAAGAAGAAGCTGAATATGATCCAAGTAACATTCAAGCTTAATTAGTTAGACACCCCTATACCTTAATTGGTATAGGGGTAAATTTATCATAACTGCTTAATAGTATTTCTATGAATGAAAAAGAAAAGACTATTAAAGATGATGTAGAAAATACCCCTATACTATTAATTTAGTATAGGGGTATTTTTTTTTTTAATCTTTCTTATCTTCTTTCTTTTTATTGTCAATCTTACCATCTAATGCATCATAGACCATAGAATTTTTGACTTTAATATCATACTTCTTAGCAGTTGAAAGAATATGTCCTGCAAGTTCTTTCTTATCCTTGTCTTTGCAAAAATGAAACATTTTAATTGCTGCTTTTACATGCTCTTTATCATGTAAAGGAAATTTCCTTTGCTTTGGTAAACCAAAGTCGGAATCTTTTAATTTCTTTCTATCTTTTGCAGAAAGTGATTCACTTAAAAATAGTAGATCTGACATTTATTTATTCCTTTAATCTAAATTACCAATTATTTCCGCCACCTGCATCTCCGCCTGTATCATCACCGCCAGTTTTGATCTTTTCTTTCATGGCATCTTTTTTAAGAACCTGAAGAACCTCGTCAATACGATTCCAAGGAACACTAGGTAAAAAGTCTTTAGAGATTTCTTTCTTAAATGCATTTACTACTTTATCATCATCTCTACCGACCGAGATTTCAGTAATATAATCAATTACACCACCAGCATTACTAATTTGTTCACTTAAATTGGTGGTATTTAAAGATGCTGGAGATGGGAAACTAGCTACTAATTCTTCGTCAATTCCGTCTTCATCGGGATATTCATTATTATAAAGTTTTGAGACTAGTTCAGAGAATTGTTCACCATATTTTTTCTGATATCTAATTACTCCTCTTAGAAAGCGTGAATTTTCCTGTGCTAAACTTTTAGCAAATTGGACATTTTCCAATTCACCTACAAATGAAGATGGAATACCGACTCCAGATAGTAGACCTTTCATAAGCCATTCTAAGAATTCATCCTGCATATCAGGAGAACTTTCCTCTAGAGTCTCGATCTCCACGGGCTTAGAACCGTCTACCACGGGAACAAAGACATCATTATAAGTACCAATGTGTGATAAAACATTACTAATTGAACCATTCATATCGTCCAATTTGATATCTTTTGATTTAACGTCTCTTATAAAAGAGTTAATAGCTGTTGATTCATCTTCATCTAATCCTACTTCTACATAAAAAAATCTTTTAGAAGGCGCTCTAACAAGTCTATGCATTAAATTAGAAGTTAGAATAGCTACATAAAGTTTAGCAGTGAAAAATACATTTTCAAACAAGGATTCATTATATACGCCTTCACCATCGTCCTTACCAAAATGAATTACTTCACTAGGACTAAGGTAAGTGATACGTATTTTTTTCTTAGTGATATAATCTTGTTTTAATAAATTATGGATTAAATCAGAAAATTGTGGATTGCTTTCAAGTATATCTTTATTTAATTTTTTAGCTATTCCTTTGACAAATAGTCTATTAATGAATTTTTGTTTAATCGCATTATTTTCAGTAGAATCTGTTGTAATTAAAGAGTTAACTTTCTTTCTCTTATCTACAGAAGATACAAGAGAAGTTAAATCAGTTTGATCATCTGAAATTTGTTCAAAATAAATATAACCAAAACATATATTAGATTCTTCTAGTTTTATCACTCTTTCAGGATCAAGAGTTTTAATAACAGAACCATTAATATCTATTTCTACTTTTTCCTTCTTTTTATTGGCTTCTTTCTTAGCTTCTTCTTTATCAAAAATATCTTTGTATGCACTACTAGTTACTGTAAGAGTAGAAGAAGATTTAGATACTAATACGTTAGACGATAAAGACTCTGAAAGTAAAGAAGATAAATCAGTTTTAATACCTTCCCATGATTCAACGGTCAGATTAGGTAAATCAGCAGTTAAAACTTCTTTAGCTTCATTTAAAAGACCTGTAAAAACTCCTTCAGATAAATTGTAAGATTCATAGAGAGCTTCTTCATCTTTATTATACTCTTCATTTAAAAATGTTTCAAAATCTTTTTTAATAGGAATAACTGAAATGAAATGATCCCCGTCAATTAATGAACCTTTAATAATTTTAGGAGATCTCTCTTCGATCTTATATTTCTTCATGAGGTTATCGATATTACTAAGAATTTTTAATCTTTTACTTTCATCTGTAGATGCGTTATCAGAAAGAGTTACGTTTAATGAATTCTTAGAAAAATCATCCGGACTTGTAATGTTATCGACATATGTATCTATAGCTTGAGACATTTGCGGTATCATTTTAACGATCTGACGATAATCAAAATAATTTTCTAATCTAGTCTGTTCACTGAGAAGAAGTTCATTAATGCCCATTTCTTCAGCATTATTAACAACTTTTTCAATATCTATAAAATCTTTTTTACTTTCATCTGTAGTGTCTTTTTTATTTTTAGATTTATCATTTAATTGTATTGATGAAAAAAGACCTGAAATATCCCCACCGGATATATTCTTAATTCTTTCAGAAGATCCTTTAACTAAATCATTAATTGTGTCTAAATCTTTAGTATTTTGTTCATAGAATTCATCTGATCCTCCATGAATAGCGGATGTAGTGCTCTTTCTAAGAGTCATAAGTTTTTTAATAGTACTTCCTATCGATGAATCTGCTTTTTTTGCCATAACAATATCGCCTTTTATTTATTATATACTTTAAGTTTATCCCTAGAAAAATCAGATATTCTGAGTATTAATTTTTTAAAATTATCCATCTTTAAATTTATCATACTAATTGAAGTTCTTATATCCTCTGGAGATAAATCTAAATATGCTTCTTTTTCACTAACTTTAGCCATTATTTCCATTAATATTAATACTCTGTTAAGACTATTAACTTTATTACCATCAATTACAGGATTCAATATTTCATTTAAAATGTACAAATAACTGCTATTATTAAGAATTATTTCTGTTTCTTCATACTCTATCATTTTAGAAATTACTTCATCAATAACATTTCCAGTGTTACTAAATGGATATTTATAATTGACAAATTCACTTAAATACGTATGACTACAGTCAGCTTTTGATTTTAAGATAGACGATGATATATTTAATTTATATACTTTTTCGTCAGTAAGATACTCGATATATTCATTAAAAAGCTGATTATATATCGCTATTGATATATTTCTAATTACTTCGTTAGGAATTGTTGCTATATCAAATAATATTGATCCGTCATGAGGGAATAGATTAGTAATAGAAGAAACAGAAAATTCTTCAAATAAATGAGGCAACACTTTTTCACTAAAGTCTTTTTCAAAGTCTAAACTCGTATTATACGATCTATTATTTTGATTTTCAAAAAATAGTTCATATTTTAGCTTACATGATGTGAGATTAAAATAGTCTAAAGAAGAAATATTATATCTTGCTTCGGCTAATTTAAACTGCATACCCAATGATTCACTATTAATATCTGTAGTATCACTTCCTAATACTAAATAATCATATATTTCTTTATTGCCTTTTAAATTTTCATTTAATCTAGCTCTAACAATAGCTTCTTCTAGTAATGTGTCTATGCTATCTTCGTTGAGAATATCTAAAGAAGAAATTTCTACAATAGTTATAATTCCGAAATGTATAGCGTTAATTACTTTGATAAAAAGAACTGGATCTAGATTAATTAACCTAGATAATTGAGTATGAAAACCACTTTCAATTAATGTAATTAACATACTTTTTACTTGATCTTCATCTATTCTAGTATCTCTTAAATATTCTAAATTCATAATAAACCTTATTTATTCTAATATATTAGTGGCTAATACATTAGATGTATGTTTTGATAGATTTTTAAATAGAGTTAAGAACCCTTTTAATTCTTTTAATTCTTCTTTTAACTCATTTATATACTCTTCTGAATCATATCCTCTTTTATTATTAAAACATGAAAGCATTGGAAGAGATAATAACATTAATTGTTTTGTCCAATATATATCAATAAAATTATCATTTACTGGAATTGTGCTCCAAGGAGAGGTATCACTAACCATATTTTCTTCTAATATTCTCCATGATATTTCTAATATAGAATCGTCGGATATCTCCATTTCAGATATAACTTGATTACAAAAATTATTAAAAGTATCTTCTAATACTTTATATGAACCATATTCAAAGATCCCTTTAGTTATATCTAGAGAAAACTTATTTGTACGTAGAATAGATTGTGAATAAGTTGTCTCTAGATAATAACCTAATTCACTTCTAATAAGATTACTTTCAGCAACTAAATCAGGATATTCTGCAGTTAATATGTGATTTGTAAAATTAGTATTATAGACCATTCCATCAAAATCTAGATTCATAATACTATTGTATTCTTCAAGAACATCATTATAGCTTTTAAACTTTATAAGACTAGACGAAGATATTTCATCAATTTGAATTTGCGTTATAAAAGAATCAGGTGTTATATTCGATATAGCAATATACTTAGAAAAGTCAGATTCGACAACCTCTTCAAGATCAAAATTACCATTAATAAACTGATTTAAGATCAATGGATAATTTTCACTACTATTTAAAAAATCAATAACTTCTTTTCTTTTACTAATACTATCTTCTAGGTTTAATTCAAAATCTGCAATAACCCCATTTATAGAGTCCTCGTCAATTACTGGTAATGATACGATTCTATCAAAATCAATATCGTTATTAATGAGTAATGTTAATATCTCAGTAAATAAACTATTTGAAATAGAGGTTAATTCTGTAAATGCTTTATAATATGTACTATTATTATTTAAATCTAATGATATAATGTATTCATTTACCTGTATTTGATTAATGTCCATTTTAGCTATGTCCTCAATATATTAGTTTTTAAAGATATATATTCATTACTAAGTTCTTTAATATGTTTAGAAAGATGTTCTATCATATTTAAACCAGTCGCATCCTGATATAAGCCTACAGATTTTTTTAAGTCAATTAATTCTTCAGTACTATCTTTAATTCTTTTCTCTAGATTACTTAATTCTGTAGACCTTATTGAATTAGCAGTAGACTTTCCACTTAATATTAAATTATTTGACTCAAGATTACTAACTCCAAATTCTTTGGAGATTTTATTCTTTATTTCACTTTGATCTATATTTACTAGTTTGTTTTTATTTTGTAAACTATCATTGACTTTTGCCATTGCTGAAGATAGAAACATATTTGTTACAGGATCTTCATTAACTTTACTCACTCCTACATTCTTCTTAACCATGTCTATTAACGTATCGTCAGGAATTTCTGTTAATGGAGATATATTTTGTTCTATGTTCTTTAGACTTTGGTCTAGAGCATCTATAGTTACTTCTCCGCTTTTTAAACTATGAATTAATTCAATATAAATTGGATAAGGTAATTTTAAAAGAGTTTCAAAAGAATTTTTATTTGCAGGTGTAATGTCTATAGAATTAAAGACAAAATCTTCTAAGTCTGTTCTATTCATTAAAGTTGTCATAATTTTACTCCCCAATTATTTATTTTCTTACAATAGTATGTTGGTTAAATAAATTCAGCATATACCTTTAAGTATATGCTGAACTATGTAATTTAAAAATACCATACCATTTTAATATTTGCTTCTGGTATATCTTTGAGTAGATCTTCTGCTGATAATGAAAGATTATTTGTTAAAATTTTTTTAATATATTTATCCTTCATCTTATCATTAATGTTATATGAAATATCATCAGGGTATCTTAGCGTAATACACCCCGATAACAGCAATAATATAAATAGAATTAGTATATTCTTCATTATTTTGACATCATATAAAGAGATAGACCTGCTTCATTAGAAATATTTCTAACATGAGATCCATCTGTTCTAACTAAGTTAGATATTGATTTAATATGTTTATCTGCTTGATCATTGGCTTCTTTTGTAAATAAACCAATGATTGAAACTTGATCCGTTGTATTCATATAGATTCATTAATTCTATATCGTTCTTTAAGAACTTCTATATGTCTCCATATAGACTAGACTATATCTTCATCTTATATTGTGTGTATAAGAGTCCCCTATTTCCCTTTTATTTAAAAGGTACGTGTAAACACTAGTCGTTGAACTTTTATCCTATACTTGTATGATAAAGGATACTTAGCTGCGGATTGTCCAATCTTTAACGTTTTTACCATACTTAAGATAGTTAATCTTAACCCTATAATATATTACTATTTATAGTTGGTAGTTAAAGCTCTAAGGATTTTCCCGCAATTAAAGGGATTTAGCGACGGCCATTATATTGTCACTTCTAGATAAGTTTGTAGTAATTTTCTTCATTATAAATTTTAGTAGTATTATTGTCGTAGTATAAATTATATTTTTTAACGAGTTTAATTAATTCTTCTTCACAGGATATATTTAGGATTATATTCTTTAAATCTTTTTCTTTTAATTTATAATGGATTCGTAAAAGAGATATTTCATGTTCTTTTACCCACTGATTTTTAATTAAATCACGTTTTCTTGTTTTTTTCAAATCATTATTTGCAATAAATCCACTGGGTTTGAAATGCTGCATTCCATCATATTCAATTAAAAGATTTAATTCTTTAATAAAGAAATCCACTCTAAGACTATTTTTATGCTTTAAGTCTTTGAATTTAACTTCAGTCTTAAATTTGAGATTATTTTCTTTAAGAAGATTTTTAATTAACATTGAGTTATATGATTCTTTAGCTTCTTCAGAACAATGGGGGCATCGATAGCCTTGCTGAAAGTCATTAACACGAACTCTGTAAGTTCTATCGCATGATTTATGTTTGATTAGAAGTTTTTCTTTATTATCATTATTGTATTCTTCTAGCCATTCATAGTCTCCACCATAGGACTGAGAGTCGAGGGCCGTTTGACAGTAATCTTTTCCTCTTAGATGACTTCCTCTAGCTTTATTCCCACACACAGGACACCTTCTTTGCTTAGAGCCTAGAAACATATGAGGAGTTATATTCCATTCATGTCCACAGACATTATGACGCATTAATACCTTGTCATTCATTCTTTTGAAACCACCTAAATATGAATATTCGTCGCCTACTTGCTCTTTAATTCTCTTAATAACTGTCTCTTCAGAAACACCTTTACTTCGAGTATTAGGAGTTGTTGGTTTAGGACGACATTTAGGGCATTTACCTCCACCTTCATTTAAGAAAGTCTTAGCTCTTTTGATTACGTATGTGTGACCACAAGAAATGTGATATAATGTTATAGCCTCTTTTGCACCTGTGTATTTGGAAAGTAGCCTATATTCGTTGTTATATAATTTTTCTACTCGTTCAATAATATTTTTTTGTTCTACTAAGGGCGGCATAATCTTCTCCAGTTAATTTATTTTTAATGTTTTTAATATTTGATAATTCCAATATACTGTTAATTAAAAATTTAAATTAATTGCGGATTATGTATTTATAAGAAGTTCTTTACTTCCTTTAACTCATTTTGAAGCGTGTAAGAAAGTTGATCCGTCGAAATCAGCACCGTATGCATGGGTTAAGTTATTATCAAAGATAGCTGCATCTCGCCAAAGATGTTTGCTATTAATATCTGGATAATTCTCAATCTTACTATAGAATGATTTCTTTCCAGCTTCAGGCGCAGTCTTATCAAAATCCATTGTCATTGTTTTCTCAGTAGATACTATTTTAATCTTTAAAGGGTTAGTCGATTGATGAGAAATAATTGGATATCGAGTTACTACTACATGTTTATCTTCAATAATTCTGTGACATGCTAAAAAAAGTAAATCAGCAATAGTCATAGGGCGTTCTAATGTTTTAGAATACATCATTAGCTCTTTTTTCTTACCTTCTTCATCTTCAATATATATCGTATTGAATCGATCTTCTTGAGATTTTTCGAAAAGAGTAATCATTTTATCTATTGCTGAGTCGGAAAAAGATTCTGCATTAATGGAATCTCCTGAGATAACCTTACCTCCATAAAGTAATTTAGTTTTTCCTTCTAATTTACTTCCAACTATTTCTCTTATTGCTTTTAAAACAAATGGCTTAAAACAACCGCATATAATATGGATAGGCAATCCTATATATGAAAAAGGAATCTCCATGTCGTTATATGTTTCTGCACGACCAGCGTTAGTAGTACTGATAACTGCTCTTGCGGAATAGTCGATATTTTTACCTATCATATATTGGCGAACATACCCATTTTTACCAGTAGGTTTTGATATTAAATGTTCATATAACTCTACTAGTACTCCTTGCATTCTTAAAAGAGTAGAATTAGTTAAGAAACTAATAGCATCAGGTCTATCTAGAGCTTTTGAAGTATTTAGTATCTTTATATAATACTCGTTAATCTCTTCCATACTAATACGACCAGATCCTAAATTGGCAAAATTTAGATCACGATACATAGCTGGCATGACTATCCATTTATTTACAAATATCTCATTCTTAGAAAGCTTATTTAAAATAGATAGTTTGGTTTTTCTTGTTTCGGAATCACCTTTTTTAAATTTAATACTATCCCATACTTTATATAACCATTCTATACCAGTGTATCCATTTTCTTCATCTTCAATCAATTCACCACTTTTACTAACTAGATAATTCTTAGAACTTTCTACTATATACTGAATCTTTCGTTCCATTGTGACTAATTGTTTATAAATAAACGGATGAAATACATGTGCATTTAATTCAATATACGCAAAGTTTTCTTTTCTTTCTCTAGACCCTGGGAACCCAAATATATTATAACTAAAAATACCATCTTCAGTTGGTGTTTTATCTGGATTTAAATATATAGGATTAGTTACTGCTTGTAAGTTGTTTAAACTTACAAATTTAGAAATATCAAACAAATCAACTTTCATAAAAATTCCTTTCATAAAAAAAAAATAAGGGATCATAGAAATCCCTTATTTCGAGTGTATATTATCATATCAATAACATGTTATAGCACATTTTCATAAAAAGTTAGTTTGGATGAGTTCTCATGAATGTTTAATAACGCTCCTCGACTTATTTCCTGATTGTGACCAAATTTAGGTAACATAAACTCTTTACCGAACGATTGTGTGTTCAAAACTACATCCTCAATATTTTCAGCACGGTCATCTATAAAAGTACAATAGTCAAGACCTTCTTTATTAATTACTGAAGACTTTTTAACAGTGTGAGGTACTAAAATATGTCTTGCTTTTGGAAAGAACTTTTCACAAAATCTTCGTTTACCTACAATATTTTCTTCAGTAAGATGAGAGATTATAACTAAATCAATATTCATATCATGTGTCGATTTAGCAACGGCAATACCTAACTTAGTGGGAATTAAATCATCATAAAATTTTTCATCACGATAAATATGCATAAATTGTTCTTTATTAATGCCCAATAAACTTTCTACATAATATTCAGAACGATCAATTACTGTTTTTTCTTCAGCTAAAATTGGATCAAGATTATATTTTTTGACAGCTAACTTAGCCCATTTGCATGTAATATTTACTAGTACATCGTCTAGATCACAAACTAGTAAGCGTCGCTCATTATTGAAAAAAGATGTCGAAATATTTCGTAATCGATCTTTAATTGTTTTTTGATCGGCTACTTCATATGAATCGTTCATATTTTACCTTTCTAGTTTTCTAGCAATAGATATTCCTTTTTCTAACAATTCATTTGACTGAGAGGAAAAGTCATTATAATCTGTAAAGTCCCAATTAATTCCACAATTTTCAAGTTCACTAATTAAGAATAATGCTTTACTTTTCCTTACCGCAATATTAGTTATTCTAGTGCCAGATTTAATATGCGTTAAATTAATTCCCTTTTTCCAACCGTTAAAAGGAGTTAAATCTTTTTCCATAATACAAAAATGTTCAGATATTCTAGAAGTTTCTAGTGTTATAGGAGGATCTGTATCATCTGGATTATTTTTCAAAGTAATACTGATTATTTCTTTAAATTTATTGTCATTAAGATGTATAGCCTCTCTCAATGAAAGGAGATATTCTTCAAAATTCTCTGGTGACATTGTATTGAATTTATTTATTAAATTATCAATTTCTTTAAGATCAATCATTATTCTTTTTTTATCCTTTATTAAATTAATAAAACAGGGATAGTGACAATAAAGTCACTATCCCTTAAATATTATCTTACATTAAAATGGAATTTCGTCATCTGGATTAAAAGCAGGATCGTCATCGTCGTTAGAAGGTTTACTCTTCTTACTTGTTGGACGTTTACGACTAGGACGCCGTTCATTTTCCTCTTCATCTTCATCATCGTTTTTACGACTACGGCTTCCACCATTTCCACTTGATTTAGATTGTGTTTGAGCTTTTGCATACTCTAGAGCGTGTTTCCCTGTTTTAGTAGAAATAGATACAGCCTCACCAATCCATGCTTTTAAAGCTTCATATTCTACATAAATACCTAGCTCTTTATTCTTTTCGAACTCAAACCAAATTTCAATAATAGGATCGCCATCAGGATCTTCCCGATCTAAATCCTCAAAGTAAAATTGAATTGGACCATCGAGACCTACTTCTTCACCATCATCGGCATCTAAATTACGACCAATATGAAGATTTTTAATAGAGTTATTGATTTTACGAGAGAAGGTATAACTTTCAATAGAACCATCTTCAATACTATCAACAATATGATTAAGAATAATCAAATCTTCTATATTAAATGAAACAAAAATCTGCTCATCGTAATTGTACATTTGAGCGCCACGTTTAGCTTTTTTACCCCGAAACTCTTCATTTACTGGACTAACTTTCATATATCCAGAAGCATTAACAAATCCAAGTTGTAGAACACTACATGACGAGTTAAAGAAGTTGTAAGAGTCTGTATAAACTGATTTTTTCTGTGGATAATTTGCCATTTTCTTTGTTACCTTTCAATAGTTAGCTAGAAATAACTTTTAAACTACCTTAAAAGCCTAAAAGCGATCGATTCACCATGATCGATCTACGATATAATGTTGTTTTAATATTTAAAATTATGAATTTGTTATAATGGTATTAATTTCTATACTTTCTACACTTTTTATTGGAGAAAAAGAAACGTCTGTATTTACTACGTTGTGAGGAACTTTTAACGAACAATGTCTCTTAGCATAAGTCTTTTCGACAATATACTGCAATAAATCTTCGCTGAATAATTCACATTCGTCGTCCTCGTCTATTTCTAAATCTTTTATATGTACTGAGACTGAATGAAAGTAAGGTAAAAGATAATGATACCACTTAATGTCCTTCTCATGCACCGACAACGATTTACTTCTCACCCTAAGAATCCAAATAATTAGTCGTGCAATATTTCTTTTTATAAAATTAGGATAAATTTCTTTCCAAGTAACTTTATGTAAAGAAGTATCACAGCTAAAAGAAGGTTTAATTAAACCCTTATCTGAATTTTCGGATAAAACGTCTTTAATGTTTTCGTCGATGTTTTTTAATGTAGATTTCGATTCTGTAAAGCCAACAAAACTGTCTAAAGTCTTTTCAATTTTTTTCTGTATATTATTAATAAGTAGTCTATTGTGTGCTATTTCCATTGAAGGGCTATTTTCTTTCATAATTTAATAACCTCAATTCCTGAATCTTTTAAGAAACTAACCACACTGCTAGGTTTCCTATATTTATCATAGCTAGAATCATTGTCTATATATACATCGTTATAATATAGTTTTTTAATTCTAAGACGATTAACATTAGTTACAATGATATGAGCACATGACATACATGGCAAATGAGTTAAAAAGATATATGACGATTCGTTTTGAGCAGGTATCCAATTACATCTACTCAAAAGATTATTTTCAGCATGTACTTCAAAAATTGCAGAATGATTATCAGGTTCATTGAGAATTTTACAGTGTGGATAACCGCTAGGTGCTCCATTACATCCAGATGACTTAATAGTAAAATCATTAGAAGTTAATATTCCACCAACTTTTAATTTTTCACATGTGGACAATTTAGATTCAATAACAGCTATTTCCATCATTGACTGTAGCTTTAAATTTAGGCGGTAATCTTTTTCTATTGTATGTGATATACTCATATCTTTATTACCTTTATTAAAATTTAATAATATTACTATACCTATTAATACCTTTAACTTCTAATGTCTCTAATCCAATGCTTTGAAGCAGGATTAATGCAGATCGAACATTATCATCAACGATTACATCTACATCTACAAAAGGAATTAAGTACTTAGGAAATGCATTTTTAGTATTAGGAATACAAAATCTAGTAAAACCATAATGTCCTAATTCTTCATCTTTAAATACAAAATCTTTAATCTTATCAAGAGTTTCTAAATCTTCATCACTAAAGAATTCTTCATTATCTACGATAATTTTATTAAAGATTTCTTCAGTTTCAGCTTTTAATTTAATAATCTTTACAGCGTCCATAGGTAATATTACTTCATCGAAATAAAGTTCATTCCAAATAATACTACCACGAAATACTTCCATTCTATAAGGAAATTTATAAGCATTCATTCCTGAGAATTTAGCAGGTCTAGTAAAGTCAGCACTAGCCTCTTCAATGCTATCTCTGATCATTTTCTCATAAGTAATAAATTTACCGATGATATGACTGGAATTAATTTCAGGACTCTTTAAAATGTCTTCTGTTAGGATCTCTTTAAAATAATTTTGAGAGACCTTATTAACTTTTACTTTCTTTATATCCAACGAGTATATTCACGCTAGGTTGTTAATCCGCGCCGTTCTTTATTAAGAACTACTTATATTTTCGTATAAGTCTAGACTATATCTTCATCTCATTGAGATGTCTCCTTTTTCGAATTCACTTGAATTCTACTCCCTGTCGGGATAGTCGTTGAACGTTACTCTATTCTCAGAAATTATAATTTTTGGAAATGTGTTTCCACGTTTTACCAGATTTTATTGACTGTATGGTCGTTATGCCGATCCCGAATTGTTTCGATATCTTCTTTTGAGTCACGCCGCTTTCTAGTTGCTCACAAATAGAAATGATATCTTCTTCGGATGATTTAAGATTTCTACTGACACCAATAGAGTGGTTGCTGGCATGTTTATGTTTATTTATCCACTCTATATTATCTATAGAATAGTTTAGTCTGTCTCCGTCAATATGGCGTGCATCATATTTAACTTTGTCAAAGTCTTTAGGTCGTTCCAATAAATGCATTGCTAACTCTCTGTGTATTAAAACTGTCTTTTGTACTCGTTTGTTCTTAATAATAACACAAGGATAACCGTACGTATTCATCGTCACTGCCATTTTATTCATTTTCTCAGCATTGAATACTACACCATTTTCAGTTATAAAATATCCTTCACAGTCTGTGACCTTAAAATATCGTTCGTCTTCACCTAAAACGATTTTAGATTTCTTAGATATCTTATGCAAGCTTTTAATTCGCTTAACTTCATCTACTGGTTTATCAAAATGACTTCCTATTTCCTTATTGGATAAACTAATATTATCGCGTATCCACTGTAATTTATCGTCTGTCCAAAATTTTACTGACACAATTTCTTCTCCTTTACTTCGGAGAATAGAGTCTTCGCTGCTGATTGCCTTCATCACAACATGTTAAGGGGTTCCAGCAATTAAAGAGATTTTCATTAGACTATCACTAGTCTAAGGGGCCATGTTATTAACCCTTCATATCAAGCTTTGGTGGATCTAAAAGATTACCTTCTTGTGAGCTTATTATCATTTGTATTCGTTATAATTCGTTAAATTATAACCGTCTAAAATTTCTAGACTGCTACATGTTTCCATGCAGAGTAGACTATATCTTCATCCTATCTCTAGGAGTCCCCCGTTTCCATTTAAGAGCGCTATGCTCACCACTTGGCTGTACGTCTTTCGACTAGTCGTTGAACGTTTATCCTTATACTTAAGTAATAAAGGATACTTCGCTGCTGATTGTCCTCATCATTATATGTTAGGAGTTCTCAGACAATTAGAGAGATTTAGCGCGAGCATAAGAAAGTTTACCCGCGTAGCTCTTCTTGTTCTTTGTTAACATGATTCTAGAATACAAAACCTTATATTCACACAGGGTCGCTAGTCCTGCGCCGTTCTCTTATGAACTGCTACATATTTCCGCGCAGAGTAGACTATATCTTCTTCTTATAAAAACATAAGAAGCTTCCCGTTTCCATTTAAGAGCGTAATGCTCACCACTTGGCTGTACGTGCTATGCACTAGTCGTTGAACGTTAACCTTATAAAAAGGTTCTTCGCTGCTGATTGTCTTCACCATTATGTGTTAAGAGTTTCCAGACAGTTAGAGAAGTTTGCGTTATGTAATTACTTACATAAGGAGCTATTTTGTTAACTCATTCTTTAAATTTATAAGATGTTTTTTATCTAGTTCGATATTGGATTTATCACACCACTCACTTAAAACAGTTTCAGAAAGAAACGATAATGTAAAAATAAGAATGTTACATACCGTAATTGAGTTAGTTTGTACTGATGTATCATAATCATAAAACTTTTCGACAAATTTAACGAATGGATCTAAGAATAAGAAAGTACTGTCAGTATCAACTACTAATACTGCTTTTCTAGTAGTAGTATCTGCGAATGTTAAACGGTCTTCATATACTCTAGTCCATACAACATAATCTCTTATGATATCATTAAATTCATCAAGTTTCTCTTTGATACTTACATGCTCGATATCTCCAGGATTTCCTGAAGGAATATCAAATTCTAGAATTTCTCCTATTAACTCTATCATTACAGGTTCTTCAAAGAATTCATAAAGATTATTCTTATAATAGATACGATTTAAAATTTCTTCGTCATATGTTTCTAAGATAGAAAGAATTAACTCTTCTAGCTCTTTATCGGATTCTTTTAATTTAACTTTAGAGATCAGTCGTTCATAGACTTCTTCTACTGTTTTATCTTTTTCTACAATAGAGTCAAATTCCATCTCAGTAATATTTACTTCTGAAATGAAGTCAATTACATCTCCATAACATTCGAATTCCCAATTATCCGCAAGGAATGATTCGAAATTTTGAATAAGAGTTGTAATAATCGATACTCCCGATAAAGTAACTGCTGCTGCACTTTGTCTATCATGGAATATAAAGGACTGTTGGCCGAGCGCTCCATAATCATACATGTTTGTGAAAGGTCGTTAGGCTTCACCGTATAGCTATATGTTTCCATATAGATCAGACTATATCATTATCTCTATGAGATATTTCCTATTTCCATTCTACTTAGAATGTACTCCCTTAAAGGGATAGTCGTTGAACGTTCCTATTACGCAATAGGCTTCGCTGCTGATTGTCTTCACCACTACATGTTAAGAGTTTCCAGCAATTAAAGAAATTTGCTTATATAATTACTTATATAAGGCGCATTACAATTTACGCATTTGCTAGTACTTTAAATACTTTTTGAAACATGTCCATTACTTCTTCAAGTGCTTTATCTTTATCATTCTGGGCTTTGAACATTTTGTTTTTATAAACTTTACGAGTCTTTAAAAGCATATCAACAAAGCTACCAGTGATATTTTTTCCACCTTTATCTTCACGATTAAATAGTGTTCCATTGCCAGTAATAATAGGCTCTTTGGCTAAAATATTATCAATAACAGTTAATAAAGGAAAATTTTTAGAAGTCTTATTGTATGTATTAGTGAATTTAATTTCAGTATCTTTAAAGTTATCTTTAATAATACCATTTAATTTTTCAATTTCTTCTTCAGTAATATTTTCACCAGTACATTCTTCAATCATATGAATTGCTTGATTACGATATTTTTCTATTAATAACTCTGCCATTTATTCTCCTCTAATTTTAAATTCTAACTTTAAAGACTGGTATACTTACACATGCATCAAAAGAACTTCCAGCACCATTAAAGTCATTCTTCATGAGAAATAATTTATATTTATCTAATCTATCACATGATAAAGCACAATCTTTTTTTTCTATATCTCTTCTAGAACATTTTAAACAAGGACTTCTCATCTTAAATACCTCCAATTTTTATGCTTTTCCACTTCTTCCATTAATGTGTATTCCAGTATCCCCTCCATCAGAAAATGCTAAAGAACTATCACTAAATGTATTCGAAAATCCTATAACGTTTTGATATTCTTTTAAAGATACACAACTATCTATGCAATCAATTTTACTTTCATTTTTTCCTTTACATGTTAAGCATGGACTTTTAAGAATTACTTTATTTACACTTCTATCAACTATAGGATAGTCTAAAGTTTGAAGTTTTTCTAGTGTAACTTTTCCAAGTATATTTACTCCTTCAAGTGTTTCTTCATCGATAATATTACCGAAACTAATCCCATATCTCATAAATGAAGTACGTAAATGTTTAAGTAATTCTCCCTTAGATGGAATTCCTCCTTTTAATTTATACTGAAAATGTACACAATCATATGAATAATAGATAAATCTAAAATCATATAATGTTATATGACTAATGCTATCAAATTCTAAAATTAAAGGCGGTAATCCATCTTTTCTTTTACGATTATTAACCATTTATAATTCTCCTAAATAAAATAATAATTATGTCGTATCACAAGCATAATATATGTTTATTTTGTTAATTAACAATTATAACAAATAATTAGTTATATAAGTATTAAAAATACAATTATCATAAATAATGAAAGGATTTACAATGTTCTTTGCAGACGAAAAAGAAATAACAAAAGAAGATGAACACTTAATGGAAAGTATCACTGAGGAGGCTATTCAAATTGGTTTATTGACTGACGGAGGAGAAGTTCCTCTTAGCGAAAATTATAATTCAGAATTGAAACGAGTTAAAGTAACTAAACTACAAAAGATTAAACGATTAACACAGCGATCAGCAATGCTTATTGCTCGTAAGAATGATGATCCAGATTACGTTCAATGGCGTAAGCATCGGGATTTAGCAACTAAATATCGTCTTAAGATCGAAAAGAAACTTAAGAACGAAGCTCTCGCTAAAGCTAAACAAGTTATTTCTGGTAAAAAGCCAAAATCAAAAACAAGTGATATTCCTAAGTCTAAACGTACAACATAATAGAACCCCCTATACCTTAATTAAGGTATAGGGGATTATTATATCAACTTTCAACTAATTCTAATTCTTCATTAGTTTCAGTATTAATAACTTTAACTATTTCGCCAGATTCATCTTCGTATGCTTCGAAAATATCTAAATTATCAGGGACTCCTAAATATTCTCCGTCTTCGTCAATATAAAAAACGTCGCCTTCTTGATCGGCTACTAGATCTCCGATAGGTTCATTTTTATTACATTTATTAGTCGGGAGATCTATTTCCCCTTCCATCTCTTCTTCCCAAGCATCTTCAGCCATCTTTTCTAGATCAAGATCTTCTATATCTTCTATAATATCATTATCATCTTCGCCTTTAAACGATTTATTAGCCATTACCATTAATTCAGCAGCCAATGCTTTAAACTTCTCTTCGTCGTTACCTTCACTCTTAATTGATTTTAAATCAAAGTCGGCAATATACTTTTTAATGTGAACTAATTCTTTAATAAGATTAATTTTACTAGTTTTAGCTGATAACGCATTTTCCATCATATTAGATATAAATGTAAATGGCGAATTTCCAGATGTTTTTCTTTTAGATGCATCTGATATATTGGTAATTCGACCCATTATATCTTCATAAAGGTTATCAACTTTTTCCATTTCTTCTTTAATCATATCAACTTCTTCTTGGAAGTGACATGTATATTTTGAATCGGTTTCTTCACTCATAATAATTATTTCCTATATATTTTAATTTAAAAGAATATTCGTAATCAATAATCTGTTGATAAGAATATATATGTATAATATTAAATTTATATATGTTCAAAAAAAAAAAATCTTATATACTAATTAAAGTATATAAGATTTTAATGTTATTTCGAATTATGATTGATAAGGATCTCTTTTAAAAAGAGATCCTTATCTTTTTGAACTCTACGACCATTTGTAGAGTTCAACCGATATTCTGGTTTGTTGTCAGAATATGTCTCACAGATCAAAAATGTTTGATCTGCGTTTTGTACAAGCCAAATGCTCTTTGTTCCCTCTTGTGCAATTAGTAATCCATTGGCTTCTTTCTGATAAAGACTTTCGCCTTCATTACCAATGGATAAAACTTCAAATACTTCTTTGTTAATCTCTATTTGATCGAGATTAAAGTTTACTGTATCGAGGTTTAAACTTTGCTGCGGTACTGAATTGAAAAAGTGTGTTCATAATAGTTTTACCCCTTCAAGTTATTTGTTATAAGCTTCAAATACTTCTTCAACATCTTTAATATACTGATCTCTTTCTAAAGGGTTCTTAGAATAGTAACCATCTTTGTTAATAGCTTTAATTGCTTCTTCTTTAGTACCTCTAAAACATCCTAGATAAATAATATTATCTTCAACATAAATATTTCTTTTATGTTTTCCGCAATTACGTTTATTAGGTGCAAAGGGAATATTAAATTCCCTAATAAACTTTTCAGATAATTTTTGATGACATGAAATATAACACCAATGTACATTATCTTTAAATTCTCTAATAAACTCTTCAGATAATGTTTGATATCGTGAAATATAATACCAATTTACATTATCTTTAAATTCCCTAATGAATTCTTCAGATATTGTTTGGTTACATGAAATACAATGCCAATCTACATTATCTTTAAATTCCCTAATAAACTCTTCAGATAGCGTCTGATAACCTGAAATATAACCCCAATACACATTATCTTTAAATTCTCTAATAAACTCTTCAGATAATGTTTGATTACGTGAAATATAATACCAATGTACTTTATCTTTAAATTCCCTAATGAATTCTTCAGATAGTGTTTGATTATGTGAAATACAATCCCAATTTACGTCATCTTTAAATTCCCTAATGAACTTAATAGGATCTTCACACTCATTAAAACAATATTCGTAATTAAATTTACCCATAATAGT